TATCTATTGCACTTGCTGCTCCTTGAATTATTCCTCTATTATATGCCGGTCTATATTTGTTATAATCTAAACTTGAAAATAACACTGATCTTTGTCCAAAACCTGTGTTTGCAACAAATATTTCAGATGGGTTCTTAAATTTATTTAAGATTGGACCCAAAAATCCACCTGTTAAATTATTTGCAACATTTAACGCCGCCTCAGTTTGTGGAGAATCAATAAAAGATTCGTCAAAATAATCACCAGGAATAAATGACACAGGAAAATATGTTCCCGTTAATCTATTCGCCAATGTAACCGAAGCCGATATTGGGTTTTCAGGTACGGTAATTCTCCAATTTTTTGTAAAAAATGGTTGTTGACCTGTGGCAATCATACTTGCACTAAATGGATCTTGTAATGAATCTAAATTAACACTACCAACACTTGCTTGTAATAATTCACTCGCAATTCTCTCTTCAAATAAACTTTTAAGTTGTGCTGCACCAATTTTTGCTAAATAAGTATCTTGAGATAACGGACCATTACTCCCATTTGGATTATTACTAAAAACTATCTCGTATGGTGAATATGATGAGGTTACAAACGTTGAGGGATCCCAATATGGTGTATACATTTTAGGATTACCAACTACATCGGTTATAATAACTAAATCTTTATAACCACCTTCAGGTCCATAAATGTTTTGTACGTACGCCGCATCAATATAAAACTCATTAACTAAATCTAATACGGTATCAGTAGGTGCGTATGGTCCTGAATTTGAGTCCACAGGTAGTGGTGCTCCAGGTACAGAATATTTTCCATCATAACCACCTTCAGGTCCGTATTCATTGAGTGAATATAAACTATTTGCAAGTTGGTTTGTTGAAATTAATCCGTTTGGTGAATCAATAACATTTGCAACAGAAAGATTAGTCTCGTAATTAACACTATTACTACTAGGAGAATAAGACCCTGGTACAGAATATGGTTGTAAATTACGGGCTAATAATATATCCCTAAAATTTGACGAGGACGCAAACGATAATGTACTATCCGACATACTTTTTTATTAATAAATACCTTGAGATCTTTTTTATAGAAAACATAATTTTAAGAATTTTCTATTATGGATTTGTAAGAAGTCCTGAATTATTAGAACCTAATATTTCTTTTACTTTAGACTTATTAGCCGGGTCATTTAAATATTTTTCAAAGAAGGGAGTAAATTGTTCCGCACTTAGTCCGTTTGGTAACGTACTTGAACCATCTACTTTAATATTAAGATTAACATCAGAGGTAGATTTTGTTTCCTTAACTCCACCTGTTCTTAATTGTTCAACAAATGATGTCATCTGTGTTAAAAATGGATTATTTGGATCAAATGTTATTTGAGTTGGGTTTACACCAGCCGAAGAATATTCTTTAGTAAACATATTAATTACATCCGTACTTGTTTTAAGTAAAACATTTGACCCACCTTTAGTAAGATCACCACCAATCTTTAAAAGACTGTCTTTAACCCCAACTAAAGTTGCCGCAACTGATGCCCAAGTAGCATCACCTTGAAAGAATTTAACCACTTGTTCTTCTAAAGGAGTAAGAACTGAAGATGCCGCTCCCCTAACATTTTCAGTTGTAATACCTTTAGTTAAATTTGTTGCGGTTATTGCTCCGGCGTTATTAATAACATTATAAAACCTATCCATTGTTGGTGTTGATGCCTTGCCAAGATTTACTGACGATTTACCCGCATTTAACGAAGTGTTAATTTTTTCTAAAGCAGTTAATTGATCTAAAGCAATTTCTTCAATTGTTTTATTTTCATTTGATTGTTGTTCTTTTAATTTTGTAATTTGATCTGCCGTTAAATCTTTAACATTAATGTCATCCATTTCACCTGTTTTGTCATTTCTAATCTGAAGTACCGCCTCACCACCTTTCATTTGGGCCATATTAGCAATTAACAATTTATCCTCTTCAGATGAAGCTAAACTTGGGAATTTAATTTTACTCATCTTCATGTCCAAATCAGCACTTTTAATTGACATATTTGCTAATTCAGTGGCACTCATACCCATCGCTTGCGCAACTTCTCTTAACCTACGTTTTGCACCAGGTAAAATTTCAAAACCTGAACCATCCGCCTTTAATTTGGTAAATTCTTTTGAGACGTTGATTATTTCTTTTTGTAAAGCTTCAGGATCATTTTGAGCTAAATCCATCGCCTTTAATGGGTCTAATAATGCACTACTTGAAACACCTAAACGTTGTAGTGCTGACGATAAATCAATTGCCTTTTCAGGTGACATAAGATCTTCTGCCAATTCAAATGTGGTCTGCATATCAATACCTAACATAGATGCTTGTGCCGCCATTTTAGCCAACCCTTTAACACCAGTATCAAAATTGAATAAATTTAATTGTTTTAAATTAGTAACAACCTCACCTGAAACCGCCTTTACGTTTACTCCAACACTTTTAGCATAATTTGCAACTTCGGCCATTTTATTACCAACATCATATAATGAAATACCAACACCCTTAAAGTCTGTCGCTAATTTACCTACACTTACACCAGTTACTTTAGCGGTTGCCGCCATCTCAACAAGAGCCTCTTTACCTAAAGAAGTGTTAATACCTAGCTTTTCTGGTATATCTGTCATAGTATTTAATGCCTCTGATTGTGTAATTCCAAGTCTGAGCATTTCAGGTAATGCATTGGCAATTGTTGCTTTCATTTCAGACATTCTAGCCTGACCAAGACCTAACGAATTTGCCATATCTTGAGAGGCGTCTCTTAAAAAATCGGCTCCTTTAAAATTTTCTGGATCTGCAGCAGTTCCAAAATCTTTGATAGCAGAATTTAGTCCCTTTTGTGCCCCTTCAAGGTCAGTAATATCAGTTATATATTTTGTTTCTGTACCTAAATTACCAACCTTGTCTCCATAATCTCTTTCCTCTCTAATTTCTTCACCATCAGATTTACCCTCTTTATAACCGGCATCAACAAGTTTTTGAATATACGCATCTATCTGTTCGTTGGTTGCATTCTTAAAATCAAATGTTCTAGCCATAATTAGTTTTTACAATAAATATTTAAGTATTAAGTTTTGGGTGTATTTTCCTCCACTATCTTATCTAAGAGATATCTTCTAATGTATGTTGGAAGTTTTAAGAAATCATTATATGATATCCTCAAGAATTTTGCCAAGTAATAAAATTCGTCTAATAAAAATTTTGAGTGATTAGAAGAAAGGCCGAAAAAACTCCACCCCAAAGTTGATGATAACATCGACTTTTTCTCCTGATGGGGCGTAAACTGTTTTCTTTAGATCCAATCTCGGTTCGTTTTCTTTAAGGAAATTTCTTATGAACTTAGAATCACCAATTGGCATATTTTGACAAAATAAGCTTATTCCATTTCTATCTGGACTACCATTTAATTCCAAAATAGTTTTATTTAATCTTGTCGTTATCGTAGGTGCGGTATACCCTACAGGGTATGAGTCAATTATTTTAGCAATTTCAATGGTGTCATATAAACTTAACATTTTAAGTTTAACGTCCGCATTTGATTTTGGTAATTTAACCGTAAATGTACCATCCTCATCAGGTTGTACTTTTGGTCTTGTCAAATTTAACTCATCCAACATAACCGATGTTTCAAATGTTTGACCGTTTGATGGGTCAACAGTTGTAATTCTATATTCAGGACCAAATGATGTATTACGTAAAAATAAAAGGATTGCTTCAATATCACTTTCCATTAATTCTTCAGGTCTTAAGTCCTTTTCATAAAGTTTATTTCTTAATAAGGGTAAAACAACACCCTCATTAATAGATTTTTTTGATTCAATATTAACTAAAATATTTTCATCACTTGCGGTTAAGTAACCAACCTTAACACTTTTCTTTTTTGATTTGTAGAATAAACCACCTGAAGGTAGTGTTACCACGTCATGTGGTAAGTTAAAATCCATTTGCCCATGAGAAGCCGTATCTTGATCCATTTTTTTTATATTTTTTTAATTTATTTTTGCACAAAAAACCGTATACATCATAAATGTACACGGTTAATATTAAAAGTAAATTTTTTTAGTATACTAATATACAACGATCCATACGAATACTTGAAGTGATTCCCACAATCTTATCACTTGAATAATCTAACGATCCTCCATCATATCCTGTTAACCAAGCCCCTTCTAAAATCCATTTCTCAACAACAACCCCTGTTGGGTCTAACATTTCCAAGTCCACATTTTTCTTGTATCCTGCGGCATAACCCATACGACCTGTTACAGACTCTGCACATAGACGAATCCATTCCATAACCGCTTGAGAAGCTGAAGGTCCAATTGGATCTCTAAACTTAACTGATATTTCTTCCCAGTTAAATCTACCCGCAACATATGTTTCAGTATTTAAGAAAGGTATCGCAACTGAAGCGATTTTTAATTTAGGTCTTGAAGTACTCTCCACATACCACTCATTAATACCAAGTGATGATGGAAACCTTAAAATCCAACGATTGTCTCTTTTTGGTTCGTAAGGAATTGGCATTTTCATTAACAAATCAGCCATAATTATTTATTTTAGTTTTTAGTTTATTTTAGTTTTTTATTATAAATATCACGATAATGAATTTTTTCTATTTACTTACATTTTTTTTGAACATATTCTTATACTAGACCAGACAAACTAGTTAATATAATTTCTTTTCTCCTCCTGCGGTTAAATAAGTCTTTAATATATTATCTTTTTTTTTATCAAAATGTTTCTTCATAGTTTCTACATTTCTTACATCATCATCTGAAAAACCAATAAATGGTGTAAAGTAGTTACTAATCTTGTTTTTCATAAATGCCTTTTGTTGTAATGAATGTGATAGGTTTCTTACATAACTCACAAATTCTTCCATTGCATTTATTTTTCCTTGTTCAGGGTTAGTCGCAGAACCTTCTCCGAAAGACACAGGGTGAAAACGACACATATCTAAGTAAGATCGTATTAGTTGATCTTTAGATAATTTATCTTCATCCGCCAAATCTCTATACTTTAAAAGATTTTTCGCTAACTGATTTGAATCCAAACCGTATTTATTCTGTTTAATTAATCTATAAACCCCCTCTTTTAACGTGGAAGGGGTATGTCCTCTTGCGGTAACAATAGCAAATATTGAACCATTATTAATTGCTTCCACAAAATCACCCCATGCCGGTCCTGTTGGTGCAGACATTGCATCTTTTAAAAATAGTTTGTCCCCCAATACACGAAAATCCCTGAAAGGTTCTTTATCAAAAGATACTATGGTGTGTCCCTCATATTCAAAAGGTTCTTCACCAATATCAGTTCTATATTCAGCAAAATCTTCAGTTGACATTCCAACACTTTTACCTTTATCATCTTTAAGATATATTTTTGTTGGCATAAACATAAGATTATCATCCCAATCAAAAGCGTAATATTTCATTACCGGTGTTTGTTTTTCCTGAATAATTTCGTTGATAATTTCTTTAACAATAACTTTATGGTAATTTTTCATACACTAATAAATATTAGGAAAATAAAAAAAGGGGAACGAATTCCCCTTTTCCTTTAATTTATTTGTCTGATTAGATATTGTCAAACGATGCTCCTGTTGGAGTAATGTAGAATGTTATATCTATGAACTCTAAAGAACGAGTTGGTTTGATATAGATTTTACCTACCAATTGATTTCTATCTAAGTCTTCACTATCACTTGAAACTGTAACTCTAAAGTCGTATAAACCTCTATCTCTTCTGATTGCATCTAATATTGGATTAACAGCATTTAAGAAATCTTGTCTTACTTGTTCGTCGTTTTGATCGAATAACAATCTCACAGAAACTGCAGATATCAATTTACGAGCTTGTAATAATAATCTTCTCACGTTAATTCTATCAAGAGCTGATTCTCTAACTTGAAGAGTTTTATTACCCCAAATTACGGTACCAACATCAGAGAAGGTTGCAATTGGGTTAATTCTTCCTTGGTAAAGAGTATCTCTATCTTCTTGAGTCAACTTCTTACGTGCTTTGATTGAGTTTACAATACCTCTTGTGTAACCTGCCGCTGCGAACCAAGGGAATGCAATGTTGTCGGTTAATGCCAAGTTTCTTGTTACCTCAGCCGTTGCTGGAATATAGATTTGAGTATTGTTCACACTATCACGAGTTAATACCCAAGGGTAATAAGTAGCCGTGTAGTTGGAGTCAATTCCTGTTTGTTCTAAGTTGTCAACCGCTTCTTGTGGGTAGATCAATCCATCACCACCTGTAGTTGAAGGTAAGAACATATTGTAGTCAGGTGTTGTTGCGATATACAATGAGTCAGCTCTGTCGTTCTCAATCATATCGATTGTAGCCTCAACTAAGTCACTATTGTTTACGTAGTCAATACCTGGGGTTACAAATACATTGATGTTAACTGACTCAGGATTAGAGAATGTTTGGATTCCTAATAAATAAGCATAGTAGTCGGTATTTGCAAAACTTTGTGTTCCATCACCGATAGAGATTTGTTTAAATGCTCCCCATCCTGTTGCTAATGGATATCTTGGTGAAGGACAAGCTCCGTTCAAGAATCCATTTCTACCAAGTAGAAATCTGTCTGAATTTGTTCTATGTTCACGATAAATATCCCATCCGTCAAAACCACCATAGAACATTGTTGTAAATTTTCTTGAGAAAATTCTATAATATGGACTTGTTTCGTTTGTAGGTTCTTGTTGGAATGTAGCATCACCAACATAGTATTTAGGTGTTCCACTTGTTGCAAACGCTGGTCCTATCACAATAACACTAGCATCTTTATCCATGTGGAATCCTTTTGTTTGGTATGACCACTCAACTCCATCAACATTACATAAATCAAGTGGAGCTCTTTTTCCTTTGTATTGGAAGAAGTCTGTATCAAATCCGATGTTATTAGAGAAACCTAAATAAGTTCTTCTAACGTTATCACCATTTGATCTGATTGAATCATCGTTACCATTTGTAAAACCAAAAGGTGGATTATAAATAATTTCACCTGGGAAATCATATTTAGTTTTATATACAGGGAATGGAGGTGTTACACCATCATATTCTCTGAAGGTATAACCATCAAAACCACAAGGTAATGAATCAACAGGTGCGTCCTCATTCATTTCAACCATTATATATTTAGAGTTCAACGCATATTCTCCGTCTAATGAACCTATTTTTTTACCGATGAAATTATTTTGATTTAAATCCATACTACAATTTGTAAATTTCTCTAAAACTGTAGGGTTAGCATCTGAATCGTAGAAATCTCTTACAATTACATCAAACGTTCCATTGGAGAATGACATATTGATAATTGAAACTTTAACTTCAGAGTTTGCTGAGTTACCATCAGAAATTGAGTAGAACTTGAACAAGTTAAATACTTTAGTACCTCTTAATTCAGATACAATCCAAGGGGTACTTGGTGATTGATATCTATCTAAATACCATCCAATACTATCTTGTTGTCCACTTTGTGCTGAATCTAATGCAATTAACTCCGGACTCAAACCTCTAATGAAACCTTTGTTCCATCCGTAGTTTAATAACGCTTGGAATCTTTCCTCTAAAAATAAAGGAACGTTCTTTCTTGGTTTTTGGAAGTTAGTTGCCCCAAATACTTTAGAAATATACTGAGAATCTGAAGTTGCAAATGACGTTTCAAATGTAAATGAAGTTCCATCATCATTTGTTACATTAACAACGAATGGTAAATATGGATTTTTAAGAACACCTAAATATTGTCCTGACATATTTAAATTTACATTATTAATATTTGTTACTTCAAACAATGGGTTTGTTGAATCTGCGTATGTTGCAATACCTCTTGATCTTAATGTACCAACAACTAAATTATCAAAGTTAGTGTATGATGTACCTGTATAATAATAAACCGATCCATTAATTGTACCTGTATAACAATTAGTATTAACTGCAGTTGGTGTTGGTGTCGGTGATGATGCTGGGGTTGCCGTAGCACATGGATTAACTGCCGACGGTGTTGGTGTCGGTGTAAATGGAACTGTTGTTGTTGTAGTTACCGGTATTAAAGCCAAATCATCAACAAATGCAAAGAAAGAGAATCCTGAATAACTATTATTACCATTATTTGTAAATAATGAATAATACCAAGGATCGTTAAATGGTGATTCATAATTAGTTTCAGTACTTGATACTGAAGGAACACCATAAATATTAGTTTCATTTGTAAATATAGGTGACAACAAATCATAATCAGGACCATAAATTGTTCCAAAATAATCAATTGTGTTAGTTTGTGCAGTAAATGGGTTAGCATCGGTAAGTACATCAAAAATCATAGTATTGATTTGAGTTTGTAGTGTTGACACATCTCCATTGAATTGTTCAAACTGAGTAGTTAAGATATTTTCAATCTCAATAGGGAATAAAGTTGTATAAGTAATTGTTCCTTGTGAGTTTGAACACCCCGTAAATTCTACAGTATAAGGTACAATCTTATAATCTGCAGGATCACAATAAGGTAAACAATCAACTATTTGTGGTGTTTCACAATAAAAACCAATAGTAGTTGGATCAACATTTGCTTGAGTTATAATAGACCAAGATGGTCCTGCATCATAACCGGAAAGTCCTAAAACTCTTGTTACAAATAATTGATTAGATTGTTGTAAATATGCTTTTGCTATGTAAGCAGCCTCATACTTAGGAATTTGTGTGTTTATGAATTTTTCTGCGGAGGTTCCTCCGAAGTAAGTTTGAAATTCGTCATAGTTTTTGATGAATATCGGTTCAAAAGCCGGACCCCTTAAAGTTTCACCTGCAATACCCAATGTGGTAACTCCCACACTTTGTGCCACAAAACTTAAATCCACTTCAGAAGTATAAACACCAGGTGATACGAATACTTTACCGTTAGTTGCCATAATTTAGTTTATTTTTGGTTTTAATTTTATTTATTATATAAATATTGATAATTTGACGAAAAACTTTACTTATTAGAAAGTATTTATATTTTGGTAAGATTTTATTCTGCCTTTTTTCTGCCCTATGGATAAAGATACTAAGAAGATAAAAAACCTAAAGATTTCGGTTGAATCACACGAGACCCTAAAGAAGTATTGCAATAAACGTGGTATTAAAATGTATAGGTTTTTGGAGAACCTTATTTTTGAAAAATGTAAAGAAAAAAAAGATATCTACGGAGAGGATTAAAGTAACTCTTCATTAAATACTATTGAAGATTGTTCAGAAGGGTTATCTTTAATAATTGTTATTTTAATTACATCCCCATTATTAACTAATATCACAGCTACATCATCACCATAATAATCACCATTAATGAAAACAGAATATGAATCTACGTTTTCACTATCCATAAAACGCATATTTACGGTATAATGAAAAGTTTCCTCCTTTTCTGTGTCAATATCTGAATACACAAAGGTTGCGGTTTGGGGTGAATTAGGGACTTCTTTTTTAGGTTTTCTTTTTTTAATTTTACTTTCAGTTTCGTATATTTGGAATATTCTTGTAACTGCGGGTTGTACCTCAAATTGATCTTCATCAATTAAGAATCCCATCATTGTGAAAGTATATTTTTGAATGTATACTTTTCTCTTTTCCAAATCCAAAATTGATTCATCAATAACATCATCATTTACAATTGGGATATAATGTCCTTTAATAGTTTGATAAGATTGTCTTGATGAAAATTTTTCTAATACAATTTGATTGAATTTATTTAATTCTCTCATTCTATTACAAACAATTACAACGGTGTATTTTATATCAACAGGAACAGGTTGTGGTATCTTGTAAATATCCATTCCATGACGTTGTCCATCCCAAGTTGGTACTTTAGCATAGTAATATACTCTTCTGTTTGGAATATTATACATAACCGAAGGGTTATTACCATATTTAACTTCAGGTGTTCTGATCACCGTAATGAATGGTGGTTCAACATTCTTATCAATATTTTCAAAGTCCCATGTCTCAACAAATTGAGCCCAATTTTGTGTTGTTATTAAAACATCCACCATTGGTACCGTTTTTCCTTCAACTACGGTTTTAAGTCCGTCTTTAACAAAATCTAAAAACCCTCTATCTAAATCGGCGTGTAATAAACTTTTAGGTAAATAAGTACCATCTTCCGAAATCATATCGGCAATCTCATGTCGCCTAGGAAGAAGTGTCTTCTTAGGTATTAATGATATGTCTTTTTTTATTTTTTTAGGTAACCCCATATTAGTTTATTAAAAATATTTTATCTTTAATGTTAATCATTTCAATTTCATTTGACTTATAAATTGGTTCTTCCGTTGTTTTATTAACAAAAGAATCATATTTGTAAGGATTGTATGTAACCACATCATTTGATTCAGGTACGGGAATATTCCCACAAGGAAATTCACAATAATCATCTAAATTACCAATAACAAATGCGTGAACATTTTTTCTTTTTTCGTCTCTTACTTTTTGTTTTCCACCTTGTCTTACTCTAAACTCAACATCATTTAATTTTAAATAGTCAGCCTTTAACATAACAAGTCCATTATAAGTCACCGAAAATGTGTGTCTATGTAAGTCATAATAACACATTACTTTTTTACCAATTAAATTGTTAATTTTATTTTTTAACAACTCTTTTTTTTCATCAGCTATTATTTTCATAATCCTCTAAATTCGTTTGGTCCGACAGCGGATGCAATTATTGTCCTATAAAAAGGTTTATATCCTTTATAAGTATGTTTTATATCTGAAGTGACACGACCATCATTAACAACGGTATAGTATCTCACAAAATTTTCCGTATCATAATACCCAACGTAATCACCAAACTGAATATCAATTTCTAAATCTTCTAACGTTTTTAAATAAACCGACATTGTAATATTACCAGGCTCAAGTTGATCCATTTTTGTGGAACCTAAGAATTTATTATCAGGTGCAGCAATTGCAATATATGCGTTGAACTCAACAGGGGGTAAAAATTTAACACCGTCCTTAACTGTTTCACCATACACATCATCAATTTTGGTTTTTACTTTATCAACTCTATAAAGTACACAAGTGAAATTCATATCACCAACCAACCACTCTTGACCCATCTCAACCTCAAGGTTAAAATCGTTATCACCAAAAAATTTACCTAGTCTTGTTATAGGAACTCTATTCGCCATTTTGTCGTATTTATTGATAAATATCTTTTTTATTGTTATTTTTATAAAAAACAAAATTTTGGAAGTTGCCCCATCACTAATAGAGCATAAAGCTTTGTCCTTATTGGACTCGTATTCGGGTGCCAATAATCATATATTGTATCTAAAAACAAAAAAAGAAACTAGTAAAAAGTTTTACCCAACAAGAACTCAATCAGATTACATTATAAATTATTTTGATACGGTTCCTAAGGTTGCTCGTAAGTGGGTTGATCTTGATACATATTTCGCAAAGAAGTTTGCCGAAGAAAGATATTTGATGGAAACTCCTGAAAAAATTTACATTGAGAAATTATTAGTTGAGAAAGAAAAATCATATCATATTTGGGGTAAGTTCTTTGAAAAGGATCCTTTAACAGAATTTTGGGTTCCTAAATCTTCATTAATTAAAACTCACAATGTTGAGAAAGTTGATGTTGATTATTCTAAATATAATCACCGACCTCCATTGGAACATCAAAAAGAAGCGGTAGAAAAGTTGGCAGGATCAAGACGATTCATTCTTGCTGATGATATGGGTCTTGGAAAAACCACTGCAACAATCATTGCCGCTTTAGAGACAAGATCAAAGAAAATATTAATTATTTGTCCTGCATCATTAAAGATTAACTGGCAACGTGAAATTGAAAATTATTCAGATAGACCTGTTTATATTGCAGAAGGAAAGAAATTTTCAACTGAATCTGATTTTGTTATCGTTAATTATGATATCCTAAAAAATTTCCACGATACTGACCCAAAAAAGAAAAATGGATCAATATTAAATCAATCAAACTTTGATCTTGTTATTTTAGATGAGGCACATATGATTTCAAACCCCCAAGCTCAACGAACAAAAATCATAAATCATTTTGTTAAGGATATTAAAAGAGTTTGGTTATTAACGGGAACTCCAATGACTTCTCGTCCAATGAACTACTATAACTTACTGAATATTATTGAATCACCTGTTGCACAAAATTGGATGGCTTACGCTATTCGTTATTGTCAGGGTTACCAATTTATGGCGGGTAGAAGAAAAGTTTGGAACGTAACGGGGGCTTCTAATTTGGAAGAGTTAAGAGATAGAACTTCTAAACAGATACTTCGTAGGTTAAAAGAAGATGTGTTAGATCTTCCCGATAAAATTATTTCTCCTGTATATCTTCGTTTGAAATCAAAAGAGTATGAAGAACTGATGGGCGAGTATTATGATTGGTTTGATAACAAAAAGGATGAGTCGTCCTCTCTTACCGTTCAGTTTTCAAAATTAATGAAAGTAAGAAAGGTTATTGCAAATGAAAAAACAAAACAAACGATTGAATTTGCGGAGAACATTATTGAACAAGGTAAGAAAGTTATAATCTTTACTAATTTCACGGATACTTTACAAACTATTTATCAACATTTTGGTAAACAAGCAGTTTATTTAGATGGTAGTTGTTCCAAACCTCATCGTCAAAACGCAGTTGATGAGTTTCAAGAGAACGATAAAATTAAAGTATTTGTTGGGAATTTAAAAGCTGCTGGTGTTGGTTTAACTTTAACTGCTGCTGAGGTTGTTATTATGAATGACCTATCATTTGTTCCCTCTGAACACGCTCAGGCTGAAGATAGAGCGTATCGTTATGGTCAAAAATCTAATGTACTTGTTTATTACCCATTGTATGAAAATACAATAGAAGGTGCGGTATATGACATACTAAATCGTAAAAAAGAAATCATTAGAACCGTTATGGGTGATCAACAACCTGAAAACGTTGGTGATGTTGTTGAGGAAATCCTTGGTTTAATTAACAAGAGAAGATAAATCTTTTTGTTATTGATAATATTTATCATTAATGAAAGTAAGCATCAAACGTATAAATTCAGGACTTGATTCAAAGTATAACGAGTTAATTCACACCTTTATTAAATTCTTACAAAAGAATTATCAATTAAAGGAGGATATCACTATTCAATTTGTGGGTAAAAAAATAGGTGGAATGTCTACAGGTAGTCAACACCCAAAAAATGGAATTAAAGTATTAACTGATGGTAGATTAAATCGTGATATAATGAGAACATTAGCTCATGAGTGGGTTCATGCTTACCAAATAAATGTTCTTAAAAGAGAACAAGGACCAAACATTGGTGGTCAGAATGAAGATGAGGCAAATGCATATGGTGGTCGACTAATTAAAATGTTTGAAGAAGAATACCCACAATTTAATGAATATGTTTTTGAAGGGTTTAGAGGGATTAACAATAAAATTAATCTTATTAATGAACAAATTTTAATTTCAGAAAAACAAAATATCAAAAAAGATTTTATAATGGAAATGAAAAAAATTGGTATTGAAAAATTACCATATTCATATTCATCAATGAAACAATTTGTAGATCCTGAAACTATGGATATCCATTACAACAAACATTATAAAGGTTATGTTAAGAAATTAAATGATGCGTTATCAAATAAAAAAGGTGATGTTGAATTAGAAGACATAATCAAAAACATTAGTAAGTATGACACTAAAGTTAGAAATAACGCAGGTGGAGCTTTTAATCACGCTTTATTTTGGAAAATGTTAAGTCCAACCAAACAAAAACCAAGTGGTGAGGTATCTGAAAAAATTACAAAACAATACGGAAATATTAAAAAATTAAAAGATGAATTTAATCAGGTTGCTAAAGATAGATTTGGATCAGGATGGGCTTGGTTAATTTTAACTAAAAATAATAGATTAAAAATTATATCTACATCCAATCAAGATAACCCATTAATGAATGTAGTTAAAGATGGTGGGTATCCACTATTAGGACTTGATGTGTGGGAACACGCATACTATCTAAAATATCGCAATAAACGTGACGAATATATAAATAATTTTTGGAATCACGTTAATTGGGAATTTGTTAACGAATTATATTTGTTAAGAACAAAATAATAAGATATTTATAAATAAAACTAATATGTCAATAATTAACGAACCAGAAAGAAGTGACCTATACAAAAAAGTGAAACACGTTTTGGGTGCGCCACTTAGAAGTGTAGAATTGGAAGAGGAACAAATGGACACTCTTCTTGAATTTTCTATTGATGAATATTCACAATATGTTCAAGATTGGTTAACTGAGTCTCAGTGGACTAATTTGTATAACTTAAACATGGATACTCAGTCATTATCAAAAGCGTTTACAACAAGAAGTTTAGATTACGAAACACGATACACTTATGCTTATTCTAAAATTGTAGGTCTACAAGCGGGTGGTGATTCAGTATTGAAAAAAGATTTTATACAATTAGTTCATAACCAACAAATATACGAAATTCCTGAAAACAGAGAAATTAATGAATTGTTATGGTTTACACCGGCAACTTTAAATAATGCAATGTTTGGCGCAGGATTTGGATTTGGAGAATTTGGTGGTGGTATTGGCGGAGCAGGTGGATTTGCACAAATGGGTAACATGGCAGGAAGTTATTTTATGATGCCAGCGTTTGATATGTTATTAAGAATGCAAGAGATCAACATTCAGAAAAGAATTATTTCGGGAGATTTAACTTATAGGGTAACCGCATTACCGGGAGGTAAGAAAGCAGTTCACTTAATGAACACTCCTGGTG